CGGTAGTCGAGGTCCTGCACGGCGGCGAGGACGCGTTCCCGCGTCGCGCTGCTGATCTTGGTGTCGCGCCCGTTCAGCACCAGCGAGACCGTGGTCGGGGAGACGCCGGCAGCCCGCCCGACATCGGCCATCGTGGGCCTGGTCGCGTCAGCCTCGTCGCTCATCGTCCTCACCACTCGCCACCGGACGCGTGCCAGTTAACCGGCCACGGCGGCGCTGGTCAATCGTCACACCTACCCAGTCGAGGTGGGTGGCGTGTCGTCAGCCGCAGGTGACTCCGGTGGCGTGGATGGGGCAGTAGCCGTTGGGGTTCTTGTCCAGGTACTGCTGGTGGTACTCGAACCAACCGCATAGTAGTCTGAGGGCATGAACAAGCCACGTGCAGCCCTGTACGCCCGTCTGAGCGTGTCACGGGACGAGTCTGTCAGCATCGAGCGTCAGCTAGAGCAGGGACGCGCCTACGCCCACGCCAAGGGTTGGGAGGTAGTGCTAGAGGCTGTAGACGATGGAGTCTCAGCTACTCGCAACAAGCCTCAAGACCGTGAGGGTTGGACAAGCCTCCTGTCTAGCTCTGTTGGCTATGAACATGTGATCATTTGGAAGATTGACCGTCTAGCACGCAAGGTTGTTGACTTCGTTGTTGCAGATGAAGCCCTTCAAAAGCGTGGTGCTGGTCTTGTGTCCATCAAAGAGTCTCTAGACCTGTCAACAGACATTGGCCGAATGATCGCCATGATTCTTGCCACGTTTGCACAGATGGAAGCTAAGGCCATTGGTGAACGTGGGGCAGATGCTCGTAGGTTCTTGGTCAATGCAGGACGTAGGGCAGGCGGTCGTACCCCTTATGGTTATGAGAACGTAGACAACCCAAATGGTCAGGGTAAGGTCTTGGCTAAGGCTGAAACCATCAAGCATGTTGAGGAAGCTGTACAGATGCTCAACGATGGAGCAACGTTGTACACCATCACCAAGCATTGGAATGACTCAAAGGTTCCCATGCGCAAGCGTAAGAACCGCAAGCTTGATATTTGGGACTACTCAGCTATTGAAACCATCCTGCGTAATCCTGTGCTTGCTGGCATGGTTCCATATACCCCCGGTAGGCAGGCAGGGTCAAAGAACGGTGACGTTCTACGGGATGAGTCAGGCTTGCCCGTGGTTGATGAAGACTTGGCCATCATGACTGTTGCTGAGTATCGCCAACTCATGGAAAACATCGACAAGCGCAAGATGCCCGGCACACGGACCAACGTTGAACAGCAAACTTTCCTAGGACTCATCAAGTGTTCTGAGTGTGGGGCAACCATGTACAAAGCCCTCAACGGCGGTTACAAGTATTTACGTTGCTTCAACAAGGCGTGCTGTGGGCAGGGTATCAACCTGCTAAGTCTTGAAGAACACATCAAAGCTACGGTCATGGCAACCATTGGTGACTTGCCCGTACTGCAAGACGTGACAGAAGCCAGCAAGATTGATGAGATTGAAGTTGCCATAGCTGACACTCTCAGGCTCATGCAGTCACAGGCTACCCCTGAACTCTTTGAGCGCTTGCAGGTACTCCAACGTGAACGCCAGAACACCGGGGTACGGCATACAAAGGTCTATGACGCCAAGCTGCGTTACAAGGACTTGGAAGACTTCGAAGTGCTCAAGGACGTTCTTACCGTCAAGGTGCATCCTGCAACACACAGGTCAAACAGGTTCCAGACTGAACGTGTTGAGTTCGTATGGGCAGAAGAGATTGAGCTTATTCTTCCTGCTCTAGCTCATCAGGGGAATATAGACGGATAACGTCTTCAAGCTCCGTTACTCGTTCGTCCACAGTCATTGCCCACTTGATATGTTCTTCAAGTGCTGTGGTGCTTGCCTTCATACCGGACTCAAGTCTGTCTAGTTGGTCCTTGATATGACTACCGCTGTTGTTGGTGGTCAAGGTACTTAGAACTTTCGCCACATCTTCATTACCTTGCTTGGTCTTGTCACCAAGCCACTTGAAAGCAATACCGCCAACAACGATGATGAGCAAAGCGAAAATCTGAAACATGTTGTCAAACGCTAATGGGTCAATCGGAGTCTCTAGGATCATTTCAGCCCAACCTAAAGTAACCATGTAGCTTCAATGCCAACGCTGATGAGTATTGATTTCGCACCTTAACCGTGCCATCTGTGAACACGGTTCCTCCTGCTGGACGATCACCGTAAACGCCACCAGACACAGCAACAGGCACGTTGTAGGTCGGACGTACATTGGACGGCAACGTTGCAATAGTGTATTGGACATCCTGAGTCACGTTGCCAGAACTTTCCCAAAACACTTCAACCGAATCGTCTTTGAACAAGCGCCATGTAAGCGTGCCTGCCGGTGTTGTTGAAATAGTTTCGGATGATGCAACAGATGAAAGATCAGTAATCTGACTGGCCGTGTGAGTATGTGAACTTGCAGCCTTTCCGTTCAACTGAGTTTGAATGGCACTCGTTACACCTACAACAAAGTTCAATTGTGCTGCCGTCACGGTTGTATCGGATAGCTGGCTAACAGTGTGGGTATGACTTGTAGGTGCCTTACCGTTGAGTTGAGTCTGTACGTTTGAAGTAACACCATCAACATAATTGAGTTCAGTTGCAGTTGCGGTCAAGTCGCTGATTTGACTGACTGTATGAGTATGACTTGAGGCAGCCTTTCCATTTAGCTGTGTCTGGATGGCTGAGGTAACACCATCTAGATAACTCAACTCTGTAGCACTTACAGCACTTGGATAGTCTGTTAGCTGACTCAATGTGTGAGTGTGGCTTGTATTGGCCTTGCCTGCCAGACCTGCATTGAGGGCTGTTACGGTTGCATACCCGCTCAAGTCGGCAACAACGCCACCAAGCTTGTTGACCACTCTGAGTTGACCGTTGTAGATACGTGCAATCACTCGGTTGCCAACAGCCAGACCACCACACCGGTTGATAGCTGCAACACTTGATGCTTCACCATCAAACCTCACCTTCAATGGAGAGGTTGAGGTAACGGTTGCCCATCCCTCAGTTGGCAGTACATCTAGCCTGCGTTCTAGCTCCTTGCTATTGACAAGCAACTGATCTAGTTCATTCATGCAAGTACCCTCAAATCTGTGTCAATAAGTCCTCCGACTTCTAGGTTCCATTCCTGACGTTGCACAACTGCCCTGTGTGTGTCGTAACGCTTGTTGGTGAAGGTCACAACCTCATTCAGTCCAAAGCCAAGGTATGGATGAGTAATGGTCAATGTCTCACCAACCTGTTGAGCATCGTTGAGCTTGCGCTGTGCGATTGCTTCTAGGTTGGTCATGTCTACATAGCTAACGTCTGTCTCTGTCACTGTGAGCCACGGCCTACCGGGGTAGCTGAATGGTCCTCCTGACTCATCCGTAGCTGTTGCACTCAGAGCCTCAACGTCCCCGTCAGTCTTGCCAACACAGATGTACCTGTTAGGCACGCTGAAAGGGTCGTAGTTACGTGTGAACGCAGGCAGGTACATACCTGTTGCATCATCAACAAAGTTGTACATCACTGGTCTGTATGCCGGGGCAGTGTATGGCGAAGAGCGGAAGTAGCCCATGCCATCACACCACACAGACCAATAGTTAGCAGCGCCGAGCAAGTCATTCACAATCTTGAGCTTGCTAGTGTTGGCCTCCCATACGATTGTGTTGGCCAGAGTTGCTGTTGATGGTTCAATGGCGATCTTGGTTTCACCAGTCGATTGAATGACTTCAATAACCTTGCTGATGATGTTGGTTCCAGCAGCAACGCTATAGCTACCCCCGAAGTTGTCACCGAGCAAGATCAATGTCTTGTCATAGAGGTCAACCTGCATGGTTGTTTCTGCATCGTCGTAGTTCTCAGCGGGCACGCTAGGAATAGCGGTAATCAAAGGGAGTTCGTTGTAGTACACCCTTACCCTTGAGTGCAGCCAGTCAATGTCCTTTAGCTTGGTTAGTGTGATAGAACCTGTGCTACGAACATCGGTACTAACGCTGAACTCTAGACTTCCTCCATCTTGTACCCCGTTGAGAGTGCCCAATACAACATCAGAGTTGTTCAATAGTTGATAGGTGAAGGTCTCTTCAAAACTACTCTTCATAGTCGATCACCGTTAGTTCACACTCAACGCCTGCAAGATCGCTCTTGGCATCGTGGCTGACGGACACATCACCGATGGAGACGAACTCACGGCGTCCCAATGGGTCTCGGTAGCACAGAGGGGCAGGGAGGTCCGCTAGGGACTCAAAGGCTGCCCACGTGCCCAGCTCGGCCTCACGCTTGCTGAACGCTGCAACGTCCCCTGAGAGCTTGTAGACACGGCTCCTAGCCGTTCCCACGAACTCAACGGGCTTGGTGCGTCCTGCGAAGGTGCGCAAGACCTTGGTGCGGCCCAAGGCGGCAGCAACGGCAGGGTTGCCCTTGACCTTGGCTGCCTGACTGAACCCCTCGCCACCGTTGATGAACAGCCATTCAGAACTGTCTGTATCCACAGGGGCATAGCCGCTGGTAGCCGTTGGCAACGTTGACCATGCAACAGCTTCATAGTTGACGCTGGCGTTCAACGGAGGAATATAGTCAATGATTGAGACTGTTGTTGACATATCCTCGGCAATCAACAAACCATCACGATAAATGTCTACGTGATCAGGTGTCGCTTGTCCTACCGCTGGGGCAGGGGTAGCAACGTTGATGTAGACAAGTCCTTGATTCTCATCGAATACGGCTGACACGTCAGGGATTGGAGGAACATCAAAGAGCGTGGTTACGTTCTTAGTAGCAACGTTGGACCATAGTCCAGAACCGTCCTGTACCTTTAGCTGAACGCTGTAGCTAGAGCTATTCAGGAGAACAGCCTTGAATGTGTAGCTTGACTCAGTGGTGCCAGACTTTGACTCAATGGCCTCTGCGCCTTTGTAGAGCGTTGCCTGCCATGCAACTTGTGAAGTTGATTCAGCGTCGTAGTACGTCCATGCAAGGTTGAACTTTGCTGTGCTGGTGATGGTTGAACCGGGAGAGGTAATGGTTACGGTTGGAGTTGCACTAGCTTGAACAATCTTGGAGCTAGACCATGGTCCCCAATCAGCATGTCCACCCTTGGTCCTAACTTGAACCTCATAGGTGTTGCCATTGACCGGACTTGTGAATGTGTAGCTCGCTTGAGTTGTTACTGACGCTGTTGACCATGTGCCAGAACCAAGCACAGAGATACGTGCCTCGGCAGCAGTCTGAACGGTTGCGTCAGTTGGGTTGTGAACCCAAGACACAGTGACGTTATCCACAGCAGCATCAAATACAGTCCTGTTGAGTGCCGTTGTCGGTGCCAATGGTGCAGAGAGCAAGGTAACGACGCCAGACACAACATAGGCTGAATACACAGTGTTTGAAGGACTGGACTTCGTACGTACGCGGTATTGATGCGTCTTGTTCACATCTACGCCAGTGTGTGCATAGCTAGCAACGGTAGGGGAGAGAGTAGCTAGTGCAGCACCATCCCATACCCCGTTGGCAGCGTGCCAAAGTTCAACGTTGCCAGCAGTCAAAGAGTTGTTGGTCCAAGTGATGGTTACGTTTGAGCCTGACTTGCTCGTACCAATGTTTGATGGAGCCAGCGGAGTTGTGGCAATGATGGCAGAAGTTGAATATGCGCTGTATGCGCCATAGTTCACAGCGCGCACACGGTACGCATAACGCCTGTCGGCAACAACAGACAAGTCTTGATAGCTGACCGCTGTACTTGCCAAGGTGGCAATGAGAGTCCAGTTGCCTAGGTAGTCCTGACGTTCAACAAGAGCATTGGTGCCACTGCCAGCAGTCCAAGCAACATTGATTTGAGTATCAGACACATAGGTTGCTGTGCAAGCGCTTGGTGCTGTTGGAGTAGTGCCAACGATGCTTGAAGTTGCATAACCTGAGTACAGGCCATTACCTGCACGTACTCGATACTGGTAATAGTTGTTGGCTGCCGTGGTTGCCGTGTATGTTGATACGTTTCCTGCAACGGTGGCAATCTGAGTCCAGCTACCCCCGTTCGTAGCACGTTCAATGTAGTTGGTGTTCACAGTGCCCATGGTGGAAGCGTTGTTCCACACAAGGTTGGTCTGTGTGTCTGAAATGTAGGTGGCAACAAGGTTCGTTGGTGTTGCTGGTGTCATGGCTACATAGGCACTTGTGGTTGTGGCTGTAACGGTGTTCAGGTCACTGACAACAGCCCTGACTCTGAACTGATAGCGTCTGTCGGCACTCAAGCCTGTAACGCTGTATGAGCTAGAGGCACTGGCAACCTGAGTCCATGCGTTGCTTACGTTGTCCCAACGGTCAACGTAGTTCACACATGCAGCAGCAATACGAGTGTTGTTGGTCCATGCAAGGTTGACTTGTCCATCGGTCACACGGGTAGCTGTCAGTGATGTAACAGCGGCAGGAGTAGTTGCATAGTTACCAGACTGTGCAGAACCTTGAACAACCTTGAGTCCTGACTGATTCTTGTAAGCGCTGATCTTCCATGAGTAACGACGGTCGGCAACAGTTGTGGTGTCTGTGTATGAGCCACCATCGGTACCCGCATGGAACACTGCCGTACCGATGGCAACAGAGCTTCCCCATGCACCGTTTACATAATCACTGCGGTACACGTCATAAGCTGTCGCTGTACCATCGAAGAACCAAGACACAGTGAAGCTTGTATCGCTGTTCCTAGTTGCCCTTACATTGTTGAGTGTCATACCCCTACCCTTGCCTTACGCTTGATCGTCTTAGCCCACTTCTGGAACTCTCCCTCTTCCTCTGCGGTTAGATCGATCTGTACACCATCGATGTAGTACTGATTCACTGTGCCGCCTAGCTTGATGGTGTCTAGAGCTAGATCGTTCTTGAGCTTCAATGAACCACCGAGCTTGTCCATGGCACGTGTAGCAACATCGATATTGTCGGTGATACCAATAGCTAGACCCTGAACCATGTAGTCGCCCATACCGGCCATGACCGTTGATGGAGACTTGATGCCAAACAAACGCTTGATGAAGTCAAGAACGTTTCCTACCCAAGATTCAATCTTGTTCTTGATCCATCCGTAGCCATTGCTGATGCCTTGCCAAAGACCTTCAACAACGTTCCTACCGGCAGAAGTCAGCCAGCCACCAGCGCTCTTGAAGAACCCCCTGACCTTGCTTGAAATGCCGTCGAACCAATCTGCAACGTCTTCCCACTTGTCCTTGATACCGTTCCAAAGACCGTTCAACAGGTCTTCACCAGCAGCCTTGATCTTTGGCCAGTTGTTCTGAAAGGCATCAACAAGACCCTTCACGATCTTTGGTACCGCCCCAACAATCGTCTTGATGATCGTTGGCAGGTTTTCAACCAATGCGATAAGCAACTTCACGCCAGCGTCAATGATCTTGTCAATGTTGGCCAACAAGGTATCAACGATCTTGATTACGATCTGAGGCACCTTGGCCGAAAGCTTTGGTAGTGCTTTGATCAGAGCTAGAGCAAGAGTCACGATGAGCGTAATAGCTGTCTCGATGATCTTTGGCAAGTTATCTACGATGGTGTCAACTAGACGCAATACCGTATTGACTGCTACAGGGATGAGCTTTGGAATAGCCTTGGTAATACCGTTGGCTAGTTCAAGCAGCATCTTGATACCGGCATCAAGAATCATCGGTAGTTGGTTCAGGATACCCTCAACGAACTGCAACAGCATCGGAACTACCTGAGCAATCAAGCTAGGCAGCGTAGCCACAACACCACTTACGAGAGCGGTAATCATCTTGATTCCAGCTTGTAGCAAGTCAGGAACCAACTTCAAAATGAGCGGTACGAGCATGGCAAGCACCTTTGGAAGTGTGTTCATGACCTGTTGAACTACCGGTGTGATGTTGGTTACAACAGCCGTGATGGAGTCACCGACGTTCTGCACAAGCTTGGTAATGTCGGAGCTTGAATCTCCCATACCTACAAGTAGGTTCGCCCATGAACCTTGAAGCATTCCAATACTGCCCGTGATGGTGCTAGCAGCTTCCTTAGCTGTTGTGCCAGTAATGCCCATCCTGTCCTGAGTCACACCGACAGCTTCAATGATCTTGTCATATGACACAGTGTCAAGAGTCTTGGCGGTAACCGTCATCTTGTCACCAAGGACACCAGAGTCATTGATAAGACGTGCCATTTCAGCCTTGGTACCGCCATATCCAAGCTTCAAGTTGTCAAGCATGGTGTAGTTCTGCTTTGCGAAACCCTGATAGGCGTTTTGAACCAAACCGATGTTCGTGCCGAACTTGTTAGCGTTGTCTGACATGTCGGTCATGGCTCTATTGGCAACATCAGCGGCCTTGCTGGTGTCTCCACCTAGACCCTTGAGCAATGCGGCACTAAAACTAGTTGCCTGACTCATGTATTCATTAGCTGAGAGTCCGGCAGTCTTGTATGCGTTAGCTGCGTAAGCTTCCATCTTGCCAGCGGACTTGCCGAACATAGTTTCAATACCGCCGATGTTCTGCTCGTACTCTGCATATGCATTTACAACAGACTTTGTTAGTCCTACGACAGCAGCGCCAGCAGCAAGTAGACCAACAGCGGCGACAGCACCAATCTTCTTGAAGGTGGATGATGCACGGTCGGCAACGTCGTTCATACCTTTGGTGAAGTCCTTCATGTCAGACAACACCGAAACAACTACTGTTTGACCAGCCATATATCCTCCTTCCCTTGCTAGTTCCTAACCACTGCCACGAGACTCCAACAGTGATCAGGAAGTCCTGTGAGTCTCTTCATAGACTCGAATAATCTCGTTACGCTGCCCAAGAGTGAGCTTGAAGTACTCGCTTGGCTGCATGTTGAAAGCGACCACGAAGACCGCCAGTTCTGTATCTCGGTCACTCACTTTTCAAGTCGGGTGCGAACATCCCGTCTAGCTCTTCCATCGGAAGATTCAGTGCGTCTTCAAACCTGTACTTTGGGTTGCTCCTGCGCTTCATCACATAGGCCATAGCTGCCATCAACTTGCCCTTTGGTGCGTTTGGGTCTCCCATGGCGTTGATGGACTGCCCGCTACGCTCTTCAATCTCTGAGACCTCTCCCAAAGTCAACTTACTCACGTCCATATCTCGTTTCCTTACTTGATCTTGTTGTCACGGAGTAGCTTCCCTACCCCGTCATTTAGTGCACTCACAACTTGAGTGCTTGTTGATTGCAGAGCAGTGAGCAAGAACGGTTGGGGCTCGATGTTGTGCCCCGGCCATCCGTAGTGAATGACCCCTGCGTAGGGAGCGCGTGCGCCTCCTGCACGGACTACCGCCTTGGTCTTGCCCCTGCCTGCCCTGATGGTTGAGGCAAGTAGCCCTGAGTCCTCTGGGGGCCTAGCAGCGTTGCCGACGATGCTGCCTAGCTGATGCATCAAGTCCTTTTGGTCCTCTGCATCAACAGCAGCGTTCTTGAACGCCTTCATAAGCTCGCGTAGACCCTCCACACGTACAGACTCAGAAGCGTTGGCAGCCATTGTTAGGCGGTTACCTTTCCAACCTTGCCAACAACTACGAACTCACTTTCAAAGGTGTATTCGTCGCCGTCCCTTCCAGCGTCTCCACCTAGAGTTGGTTCAACTGGAACAGTTACAACTGACTCAAAGTGCGGTTGTGCTGGTGTTGGGTCTTCGTTCTCCCATGGCTTGTGAATCAGTTCAACCTCTTCTCCAACATGGTCCCAAATAAAAGACCACAAGGAAGCGGGGTCTGTTGACTGCAAAGCCTTGACCTTATAAACCTGCTTGCGGGCTCCACCGCCAGCAGCATCGGCAAAGGTGACAACACCCTTGTCATTCTCTGAGGTTTCAAGCGTTACACTTACGACTTCTGCGCGGTATTCAACATCATCAATGATGAAGCTGAGCTTGTTACCCTTCATTCTGTTGATAGCCATTATTCCTCCAATAGACTAATAGTGTTTGAAATGAGTACATCAACGGCTGTGTACTGAGCGTTGTTGTACGACCATGCGTAAGGCTTGGTTACCTCGATCACTGCATGGTTGTGATTGACCAGCGCTGAGATAACCTCTTCAATTAGGTTGTCCAGTTGGTCTAGTTCAACTGCGTTGTCCGCAGGCTCTACAACGATGCTCACGCCTAGGTTTACCTTGTATGAACCGAAAGCCTGACCGTTGGTGATGTACGGACTTCTTGCGATAACGATTGCCTCTGGTGGGTTCATTCGTTCAGGCAAGACAGGATGGGTAGATAGCCCAACTTCATTGAGAACTTCTGCTACCGACGTACGCGCATCAACGATCTTGCTCATGCGACACCGAAACCTAGGTATGGACTCAATAGGGGATAGGCACCAACCATTGGGTCTCTAGGTCGTCTTACGATGGCTCCATCAGTGGTTGTGTACTGAGACACACCATTAGGGGCATAGCGACGGTGGTAAAGCTCGCTACCAACCTCAAGGGTTGCTCGTTCCAGAATCTCAACAGGTACGTTTGCAGTACCTACGAAGTTCATAACGAGCATGTCCGCTGCAACCAAACAGGATTGAACGTAAGGCATACGATCATCCTTGGCACCAAGATATTCCTTGAGGTCAGTAGCGTTGAGCATCAGGCAACCTCTACAGGCACAACGCCAGTAGGAATCTCATCAGCAATAGCTACACGCTGAGCTAGAGCAAAGTCCTTGCTCAAGTTGCGGATGTTCTCATCCTGCAAGTTGATGATGGAACCTGCATATAGCTTGATAGCGCCAGCGTTTACGAAAGCGTCCTTACCAGCAGCTAGCTTGAGGTCAAGCACAACAGGAACACCGTTGACAACACCAGACAGACCCTTGATGTTGAAGTTTCCAACGCCGTTCTCTGCACGGAAGATTGGAAGACCATCAGCATCAACGATGGTGGATAGACCCTTGTAGGTGTTTAGTCCAACGATAAGAGCGTCAATGTCAAGGTTCTGAGCGTCTAGCTTCACCTTGGCATCAAGCATGGCGTCAACCCAAGCACCATACTTGTTTTCAGCTACGGTTACCTTGTTTGCTGCCTGTGCAGTAACAAGAGCGGTGTAGTCAGCACGAACAACAGCACTGATGGCCTTACCCATTGCCTTAGCCTGTGCCTCAAGAGCACGGTTGAGGTACTGAATAGAGCTACGCTCGATCAGGTCACGGGTAAGCTGAGTGTAAGAACCGAATAGACGTACCGGTGCAGTACGAGTCTTCATTGCGACCTTACCGAATGGTAGGTCTTCACCTTCATCTACCTCTTCAACAACAATGCTGTTGGAATCAAGCTCGGCAAACTCAATGAACTTGCCTTCACTTGGAAGAGAATCAGTGCCGAATACGCCACGTAGTGGGGCAGCCTCGGACACGATGCGGGTAAGGTCTCCAACCCAACCCTTTTGCATCACAGTGTCAGCAGAGGTACCGCCTGCGTACGCCTCACGTAGCTCTTCCTGACCCTTGATAACAGCCTTGAGCACTTCGCCACCGCTACGAACGTCGGCAGGTGCTTCCTTGACTGCAACAGCAGCGCGGATTTCACGCTTCACTTCTTCGCGGACTTCCTCTAGGTCCGCACTAGTTACAACGTCAGTCATAACTTGTTCCTCCTTAGAACTTTGTGGTTCTTCACGAACCTCTAGGATTTCCGCATCTTTGTAGACCGGAACCGGCACGATGGAAACCTCATTGAGTCGAATCTTTGTTCGAACTACAGTTCGGTCTTCCTTGCGTGCCTCCATTGGCTTGAAGCCAATAGAAAACTTGTTGATGTGACCCTCACGTACTAGGTCGTAAGCTGCGTTACCTAGTTGGGATTCATCCATGTATGCACGGACGTATAGCCCGTCTTCCTTGTCTTCTGTGCTTGTTACACGTCCGATCACGTCACCATGACGCCACTTCAAGAGCACTTCATCGTTTGGCACTACCGCGCCACGTTCGATAATCTCTTCGTAGTCACCATTAGCGACATGTGCTGAGACTTGATAGGGGACTGCTCTACCGGCAATCTCTCGCTTTTCAATGTCTACTTCTTCAATGGCTACCTCTCGTAGCTCAAGTTCTTCACTCATCTTGTGTTCCTTCGTTGTTTGCTTCCTCAAGCGGTGGCAAGTTCTCCAAAGCCCTTACTTCATTGATGGTCATGAAGCCGTTTTCAAGAGCGATGGCGTGAGCTTCATAACGGGACTTGGTGTCTGTCCTCAGCAATGAGTCATAGTTGAACTTGGCTACTTGGGTAGACGGCAACATCTCTGTGATGGCTTGCTCAATCTCTGACAGGTACTCAGCGAGAGCAAAGCGAATGAAGCCCAACCACTCTTGTTCTACGTTCTGATACGTGAGTGAGGTTCCTTCAACACTTGCGAGCATCAAACTTGATGGGATGCCAAAGAGTGCAGCGACGCGAGTTACGTTGTGCTTCTGAACCTCAATGAACTGAGCATCGGCAGGCTTGATGTATGTATTGACCCAATCAAAGCCCTTGCCTAGAACTGCAACACCGTTCTTAGCTCCTGCGGTGGAGTTCCATTGGTCCTTGGCTGCCTTGGCTTGGTCAGGCTGTAGTGTCTGGTCTGTCTTGAGTAGACCGTTGGGTACGCCTGCGTCACGGAAGTAGGTAGAGCCGTAGTTGGCTGTATCGATTGCACCTCTGAGTTCACCCTGTGCGGCTTGGATCGGTCCTAGACCCTTTGCCTGACCAGCTAGGGGCAAGCCCTTTAGGTGAACGATCCTTGATGGGTCATAGTCATAACCTTGATAGGTGTACTTGACGACACGTCCGCGTCTGTCTGTTTCAATCTCAACATCAAGAGGGTTGAGAACTTCAAGAATCGTTAGGTTGCCATCGTCGTTGAAGGTCTTGAGCCAGTACGCATTACCGTTGAGTAGACGACTAACTAGAGTCTCTTCAAAGAACTGTTGCTGTGTCCTAGTTGGGTCTGGCTTTCTGATCCATAGTGGTGCCTTGACTTCCTTGTTGTCCCTGTAGACCTTGAAAGTCATTTGACGTAGTGCAGTCCTGTACACGCCTACCGCTCTGTAGACAGCACTAAGCCCTAACGCATCACGCTGAGTAACGGACCTTGGGGAGTCCACACGTTGCGCAACAGTTAGGGCTTGTGATGGGTCGGCAGGAAGCGGCGTCTCCGCTTCAACCTCACTTCGTACTTCTTCTAGCTCTGTTTGGCCTCCCATCCAGAACTTGTTGAACAGACCCAATAGAATATATCCTTCAAATCGATATACCTATTGTAAGACCGCGCAAATCAAAAGACTTGAAGAGGAAGAGGCTTGATAGTTTCAGCAGCAAGCACACCAAGAGTCATTGAGATAACTGTGTCGATCTGATCAGACTTGGACTTGCGAACTACCCTGAACCCATCACCGCTGTTCTCAATCTTTGCCTTGGCTAGCTGCCTGCGGAAGATCGTCATATTTGAATGACGCAGCTTCTCTTGTACCGCCTTGGCATAGAACATGGCTGCCGCCGTCTTGTTGTCTCCTAGAGACATATACGTAACAGGCAGACCACGCTTCTCTAGCTCTTGACCAAGTGTCTTGAGTGAGTAACCATCAACTACGTAGGTGATTGGGTTATGTCTGAACAGTTCTTCACAGTGATCAGCCAACGTATCAATGGTTGGATTGTGAAGGTCTCTTACAAGATCGATGTAAGTAAGCTCACCTTGCTTGGCAACTACCGTGATGTTTGCCCATGACCAGTCAGGAGTCTTGTCAATGACGAACAGAGGTTGTGCGTCTGGCCATGTGTCATCTGCCGTCCTTGCCCATACCTCTGCCGGGATGAACTCACCCACAGCGGACGTGAACCTGTTGAGCTTGAACTGAACGATCTGATGCTCAGGGAGAGTCCTAGCGTCCTTGATGGCCTCGGCAATGCTTGTCCTGCCGGTGGCAAGTGCAGGGTTGGCAGCACGCAGCAGCTCGGCCAGTTCGGCGTCATCCTCTGGCACCTTGTCGCTTGGTGCCTCCCAGATGGAGAACCCAAACCCGTCAGGGGCAGCCTCAGCGAGCTTGTACAGGTGGTTCAGGAGTTCGCTGTTGTCCGTGCCTGCCGTGGTGATCCCCACAACAAGCGTGTCCTCCCTGCCGCCTGTGCCGTTGACCATGGCTGCCCACAGGGACATAGGGAGTAGGTGAACCTCGTCAACGATGCCAAGAGCAACAGGGATGCCTTGAAGGGCAGCGTCCTTAGCTGGCTTGACTCTGTACTTTGAACCGTTCAATCCATTGATGCCACGTGTACCCGTTGCAGTGAACATGGCACCAAGCCATGGTGTTCTACCAACAGCATCCTTGGTCTTGTCGTATACGAAGTTCGCTTGTTCACGTGTTGAAGCGATACCAACGATCCAAGAGTCATTACGTGCCAAGAGGAACAACAGGGCAAGAGCACCGAGCATTTCAGTCTTGCCGTTCTGCCTACCCATTGAGATTAGGTACTGTCTATAGCGCAAGTGACCGTCTACAAGCTCCGTTGCTCGTCTCAACTCGTCTACTTGCCAAGCATCAAGCTCAAAGCCATATGACTTACGCCATACTCTTTGAATCACTTCAAGGTATGTGTACCCTCTGCGGTATTCAAGATCGAACAGACTTACAAAGTCAGGTCTTAGCGGTGGTGTGTATCTAGTCGGTTGTACTTCACTCTGAGCCATTCATGAACTCTTCCAATGGATCACTAGGCACTACCCCCGTAGGGTTGCGCTTGAGCAAGGCTCGATAGGCAATGCCGAACGGACCAAACAACTTGCCATTGCCCACAGGGTCCTGATCGATCTGTTCAGCCATGATGTAGATGCTCGTAATGGCAGGTTGGTCTTCGATGCCTAACCAATCTGCATCCCTTACGAACTCATCGAAGCTGGTTACAAGACTTTTCACTCTGATTCCTCCTTATTAGTAGACATTTCAACTATTGGTGCATGAAAACCAAAGTTGGGGGCGGGATCATCCGTCCTCTCTCTTAAGAACGACCCAACTACTTTCAAGCCTTCACGCTCCGCATTGGCGTACATGTCTTGCATTCTCTTCTCCATAGCTTCGATGCCTTGAAGTTCTTCCCACAGATTCATACCCCGGCCCACCTTGGATTTACATACACGTGACGAGTCCATACCTTGTCTTGCTTGCGTCCATTGCATGTTCTACATAGAGCTTCGAGGTTGTCCATGTCGTCTGTACCCCCGATGTTCAGGGCGATGATGTGGTCAACGGTTGCGTCTGCACCTTCCATGTACTTGCCACACTGAGCACAGATGTAGCCAGCATCAGCCAATACAGCTAGACGCTTGGTATCCCATTGCTTCCCTGACCTACTTAGCTTGCTCACTATCTTTCTCTCTAACGCTCTTGCAGCATCGAGGCATACATTCGTATACCCCCGCTGTTCTCAAGTCCTACCATTCAACTAACAGGACTCAATGCATGAGTGTAGAACCGTGCAAATGGGCGCTATGATAGAGAGCATGACAGATGAAGAGATTAGGCAAGTTATCCTGAGCGTTGACCCAACAGACCCAGACATGCCACTACTGATTGAAAAGGCCATGTGTGCTGCACTTGGCATCACTTGGTACACCAAGGAAGAGAACTTGCGCAGACTGCAAGAGGCATCACTCAAGGTTGATAGAGCAATCTTGGCTGCCCGTGGTCCAAGCAAGCCTCATACCAGCAGGGGACTCAAGACCAACACTGGCGTACGCAAGTACACAGATGATGTGGCTATGCAGATCAGACATGAGTACAAGTCGGGGGCATCGTTGACTGATCTAGCAGCCAAGTACAACGGTTCTGCCAGTGGCATCCGTTCCATTGTTACCGGTCAGACCTACAAGCATCTACCTATGGAATGACCGTGTGTTATAATAGATTGTAACGAGTTCGAAGCTACCGAGTTGAACTCAGATTCACAGGCTATGCCCCGGATTGAAGTTGGTAGCTTCCTTCTCCGGGGCATTACTCTTGCCCCACCGAGCAGGCTTGACGGTATATTCAAGCGTGGTGGATAACCGGGAAGTAACAGCAACATTCCCTAAGCATCGTAGATGTGAGCGACCTCTAGGCTTCTTCTAAAGGCTTGTTACACCCTAAAGACAGGATGCGTTGATTACGGGAACCCGCGGGTTCCCTGTACCCTCCGGCGCAACGGCAAGCCGTTGCATATCTTCTTATTCTTTCAAATCCAAGGAGACTGTAGCTCTCTGGACTAGATAGTTAGATAAGTTACATGACCCGTAGCGTAGCGGAGGGGCATTGCGAAGCATTACATACCCTCTCAAATACCATGGTTCAAATGGTGCTATACTCAAAGTAGTTCAGGAATCAAGACTCAACCGAAAGGATTCTAAGGAACAACACAAGCTTGGTGCTTGGGTAGGTGGTTGAGTCCCTACCTGAGCACCATTACTATTTTAGGAGACTCAACATGACGTATTACGAAGACAACAGGGAAGCTCGTTTGGCGTATGCCAAGACAAGGTATGCGGCTAACCGAGACAGGCTCAATGCCTTAGCCCGTGCATACAGGCAAGCTAACAGCGAGCGTGTCAACGAACTTGGCAGACGTTCGCACAACAACAGGGTCAACAACCCAAAGGTGTTCAATGGTGAGCCTGTTTCGACTACAGAGCTAACTTACGTAGGAGCGCACAGGAGAGTTCAGGTCAACCGAGGTAGGGCAAGCCTCTACGAATGCGTCTGCGGTAAGAATGCTGAACAGTGGGCTTGGACTCATGCAGAGAACGAATACACCCGTGAAGGTGTCACACAGAACTTTCAAGGTGAAAAGGTTCTATCCAAGTACAGCCTCAACGTATGGGATTACTTGGCATTGTGCCGTAGCTGTCACACCAGACTTGATAAGTTCGGATACATCTTGCATGACCATGAGGTAGCGGCATGAATGAGTTCAAGCAAGACATTGCAGAGCTACGCAGAGAGCTAGCTGCAATCCGTAAAGACATTGATAGATTGCTGGCGATGATCGGGGGTGAAGTATGAAGTTCGTTATGAGCATTGTCGTAGGACTAGCGCTGGCCATTGGTGCAGCGCCAGCAGCAGAGGCAAAGATTTGCCCAACTGTAAAGATCGGGGTATCAAAGTGCCCAAGCCTGTACAAGAAGATTTAGAAAGGAGTGATAGTGAGTAAGATCGTTATTAGTGTGGCATCAGGTGATGAGGAAGCTCTCAGGCTATACGCAGAGGTTCGTAAGCTAAGGGCAGAGAAAGAGCAAGTGCTAGACGAGCTAGACGCAGCACTCGACAAGATCAGAGAGCTGGCACAGCGTATTTAGACATGCAAAAGCCCCGGCAAGGTTGTTAGCCAAACCGGGGCTTTGCTGTGTTGTGTTACTTGCGAGTACGGGTGATCCTGTCAACGACCCAGAACGTCACGGTTGCCTTGTTGCCGTCCGTGTCAATGGTCTTGCGGACACTCACGTTGTTCTCAGACCCTGCCTTGGCAAGCTGCACCTTGATCCTGTTCAGGGACTTGGTGAGCAGGTCAGGGTTACCCTCGGTAACCTCAAACTTGAGTGCCTTTGCTCGCTTGGCAGGATCGGTAGCCATGTCCGAGACAGTTTCCATGAACGGGTTTTCACCAGCCACACGGCCACGGGTGTCCGGTGGGATGTCAACGGTAGCGAACTTGTAAGCCATGCTTCCTCCTAGTTGTTCAAGCTCATCTAGAGGCTAGCAGACGTTGCATGTTCAAGCTGTGTCATCAACCACACTTGACGCCGGTTGCATGTACGGGGCAGTACCCGTCTATGCGGCGTGCTAGATACTGCTGGTGGTAGCGCTCGGCGTAGTGGAACGGCCCGGCCGGGAGCACCTCGGTGGTGATCGCGCCGTAGCCGGACGAGGCCAGCCGCGGCTGGTATTCGGCGATCGCCCGCCGCGCGGCGGCCTCCTGCTCGGGGCCGGTGACGTACAGCGCGGAGCGGTACTGCGTGCCGTGGTCGTTGCCCTGGCGCATGCCCTGCGTCGGGTCGTGGTTCTCCAGGAAGACCTTGAGCAGCTTGTCATAGCTGGTTTTCGCCGG